TATTCTATGAAGGAAGACTATGTGAAAGAGTTGGAAGATGGTCTAGTCAAGATGGACTACCCTGCTTATGATGAAGTGGATAAGTTGATGCAGAAGATTGCAAAGGATAATGGTATTGATACTACAACATTACACATGGCATTTAAGACCAAACATCTTATGGTTCCAGATGATTGGGCTAAGAAAAAGATGATGGAGCCTGTTATGATTCCTAAGACACCAGAGATGAAAGAGGAATTAATGAACGAGGATGATGGTAACTACCATATGAACAAGATTGCAAGAGAACGTGGATATGATTTAACAGATCCAAGACAAAGAAGAAAAGCTAATAGTATAGCTCGTCAAGATGCTGCGAAAAGAAATATCAATAACCCAGCGGGATTTTCTAAAAGAAAAAAGAGAAAGAAAATACAAATTGAGGGTAATCTACATAAGTGGTTCAAAGGATCTAAGTCTAAAGATGGTAAAGGTGGTTGGGTAAATGTTGTCACAGGTGGCACATGTGCTAGTGATGAGCCAGGTGAGGGTACTCCTAAGTGTGTATCATCATCTAAGAGAGCAAGTATGACTAAGGCAGAAAGACTATCTGCATCTAGAAGAAAGAAGAAGGCAGATCCTAACCAACAGTCTAAGTCAGGTGCTGCCAAGCCTACATATGTTAGTACCGATAAACCTAAGAAGAAGGTGAACGAAGACGTAGAAGGCAGAAAAACTGCCCTAACTGATACAAAAACAAAAGACGTTAGACTTGCAAGAAAGAAAGACTCTGAGATTAGAAGAGAGGCTGAGAGATCTATGTACGATACTTCAGCTGGGGAATCTGAGATTGCTAGAAGGACTAGGATTGCAAAAAAATTACGAGGATCTACCATTGCTAAGAATCAGGAGAAAGGAAAACAGATGGAGATTGACACTACTAAGAAATTAGTAGGTGAAGGAATTAAAAGAGATGAGTATGGTGATCCAATTGGTGGCCCAAAAATATCGAAGAAACAACTTAAGAAGAACTTAAAAAGAAATACACCTGACGAGGATCATACCACTACAACTAATGAAGCCTACTCTAGTAAACCATCTAACCAGAAAAAGAAGGCAAAGTTGGCAGCTGCTCTTGATAGATTAGAGAATCTAAAGGTTCAGAAGAAAATGAATGAGGAGGCATGGCAGAGAAAAGAAGGTAAGAATCAGTCTGGTGGACTCAATGAGAAGGGAAGAAAGTCTTATGAGAGAGCTAATCCTGGCTCAGATCTCAAAGCACCTAGTAAAAAGAAAGGTAACAAGAGAAGAAAGTCATTCTGTGCAAGAATGAAAGGTATGAAGGCAAAACTTACTTCAGCTAAGACTGCAAGAGATCCCGATTCTAGAATTAATAAGTCTCTTAGAGCATGGAACTGTTCATATGAACCTGAGAATGGTGAGGTTATTAGTGAGGATAAACATAATAAAGTGGCTAAGATGATCAAGACTCTTAAAAGAAAGACTGGTGTATTAGAGAAAGGTCAGAAGAGAGATGCTGGTGCGATTGCAGCTAAGATCATGAGGCAAAAAGAACATAACAAGTATGTTAATTTTCTACCTGTAGATGATAAATGAAAACATTTAAACAATTCACCGAAGAAAAAAAGAAATGCGGTGAAGGAGAATATTATTGTTTTACTGACAAAAAGTGTAAACCTATTCCCAAAGGGTATAGAATAGGTTATGGTGGAATGTTAAAACCTGAGAATGACAATGATGAATCTAATGGTAAAAAAGGTGGCTCTAATGGCAATGGGAACGGTAATGGTAGCCATGGGAACGGTAATGGTGGTAACGGCAACGGTGGAAATGGTGGAGGAGAGTAGGGTTGACAAAATAATCAAGTAGTCTTATAATTATAAAATGAAATATATCTTTGATGTTGATGGGACACTCACGCCCAGTAGACAAAAAATTGATCCTGACTTCTTAATATTCTTCAATAGTTTTGCCTTGGCAAACGAAGTCTATCTTGTTACAGGAAGTGACAGAGACAAAACAATAGAACAAATCACACACCTTCTCTACTGTAATTGTAAGAGAGTGTATAATTGTGCTGGGAACGATGTATATGAGGGAGACTTGTCAGTATATACTAATCCTTGGACATTGCCACTAGAAGCAAGAGAACATCTCCTAGAAGAATTGCATGAGAGTCATTTTCCTGTGCGAACAGGCACACATATAGAGGAGAGGCCAGGTTGTGTAAATTTTAGTGTTGTTGGTAGAGGTGCAAATCAAACAGAGAGATTGGTATATAGTGATTGGGATTCTATAAAAGAAGAGAGAAGAGGTATAGCAGAGAGATTCAATAAGAAGTTTCCAGAGTTACATGCTTTCGTAGGTGGTGTGACAGGTGTGGATATATCAAGTAAAGGAAGTGATAAGAGTCAGATCATCCGAGACTTTCCTGATGGTGACGTAGTATTTTTTGGAGATAGATTAGACCCACATGGTAACGACAGACCACTGGCAGATGCCATCACAGATAACAAACTAGGTATAGTTGTGGAAGTCTTGGATTGGAAAGACACTTGGAACAAATTGAAATGAATGAAGTTCAGTTTATAAAACATAGAATCTTTAGAGAGACAGATGCTGTTGTATTCTATGATATATCTGTTGAAGAATCTAATGCAGCAGACCTAGTAATCCATGATGGCCCTGCCACCTCACCACCAGATGATTGCGTAGGTGCAAAGTCATTTTATATTCACAGTTTCCAAGACGATTATAATAGAGTGGTTCAAGGGTCAAGGACATTTGAATTAGTAAATCTACAATGGAAGTATCCATATCATCTTGTCAATCTTACTAGACAGAGTGGCGCTCTACTGATACCTCGTGGTACATTTCACAGGTCACAATCAGGAGATGAGGGTTCTATCGTAATCAACCAAGCAAAAAGGTATGATGGATTCGATGCCAGTGCTGAGTTCTATCCTGTATCTGCATCTGAAAACAGAGATCTATACAACGTTTTGAGGAATGAAAAACCTGTTATACATAGTGTAAAGATATGAAAATTATGAAATGGCTGAAGGAGGAGTTTACGAAAACCCCTGGCTATATGAGGGTAAACCTTTTACTTCTGACGACATTGGCGATTTCTTCGGTTACGTCTACGTCATTACAAATAAGACAACAGGTAAGAAGTACATCGGCAGAAAGTACTTTGTACAGAAACGCAAGCCTAAGGGAGGCAAGAGAAGAGTCACTAGCGAATCCGATTGGAAGAAATATTACGGATCGTCCCCCGAACTCAAGTCCGACGTATCCGCCTATGGAAAGGAGAATTTTTCCAGACAGATCCTGTCTCTCCATACAACTCTGGGGAAAACCAACTATGAGGAGACCAGACAATTGTTTAGCAATAATGTCTTAACAGAGTCGCTTGACAATGGAGAACCCGCCTATTACAATAGCAACATTTTAGGAAGATATTATAGGAAGGATTATTTTAATGTATCTTGAAACTGCTGCAAAAATTATAGGGGAACACGAAATAAATTTAACTGAGGAAGATATGTTAGATCTTCTTCAAATAAAATATAGATGGCCAGAAATGGCAATAGAAGTCATTAATCAATGTGGTAATACATCAAATGGTTTTTTTGATTCTAGAAAATTTTTAATTTATGATAGGTGGAAAAGGTTATATGATTTAGGATTTACAACTCTGCTCAATAATGTAATGGATCTGACATCAGAACTCAGAGCTCTTGATAATAAATTGTTTGAGTATAAAGGATCTGAAACTAATGCCAATTTTTATTTTACATCTGGTACAAAAGATAAAAGGCCAAGTTTTGATCCACATCATCATGAATATCATGTTATAGTAAAACCAATATACGGAACTTGTTTGTGGAAAATCAATGGTAACGTAGAAGAAATTACACCAGAGGGAGTTTTAATTTTACCAGCTGGTACAGAACATTCTGTTTGTTCTAATGAGGAACCTAGATTATCCTTAACAATTAACATGTCAGGTTGATGGAAGATTATGTAAATTACATGATCAGCCTTGGTGCTGATAAGATTCCTCATAGAGATGATAATCTTCTTGCACATTCCACAAGAGTATCTGGTCTGTTGTATACTTATGGAAGGTCTATGGATGAGGTGAAGGCGGGATTATTTCACTCAATATATGGTACAGAATTTCAAATGTATAAGATCAATGTCTCTAGAGAAGAAGTTAGAAATATAATAGGAGAATATTCTGAACATATGGTCTATACATTTTGCACTTTAAGTGATAGGGTGAATACCATTTTATATGGTAAGGGACTGAAAGAGCCTGATAAAACAAATCTTAGGTGGTTAGAGTATTGTAATATAGTAGATCAAGATCCAAAAGCCAAAATATTAAAAGAATTTGAAATGCTGTTGACGGTTAACCAGAATTAAGATATAATATAATGGCATATATAATATACGAATAATTTAATTGTTGAAGAAATGAACTTAGTGCCTAATGCTGAATGCTTCTTCTTGGAGAAGAAAAAACTCGTTAGAAAATCTACTCACGAATTGTTTGGAGGTAAAGATGTCCTTCTCATAGGACTAAATGGAGCTTTCTTACCTACAGATGAAGCAATGGTCAAAGATTTTGAGAAGAATTACTTAAAATTTAAAGACACATCCCTAGTAGGAGATCCAAATGATGCATCTCATATAGATGAAATTTGGTTTGTATCTATGAATGACACTTACGTTATGGAAGCGTGGTGGAAAAAGATGAAAATCAAAAATTGTAAGTATCTGGCAGATGGAAGTGGTGCTTTCTCTCTTAGACTTAGCCAACAGGGAGGCATGACACCTGATCAAACTGTTGTTCAGATGTATAATAAAGGATATGGAAAAAGATCTTGGCGTTATGTTCTGTTATTAGAAAACAATATTCAGATGTGTTATCTTGAGGAAGAGACTCCTGATGATATGAACACTAGAGATAACTTAGAAAATGATCCTTTTGAATTGACAACAGCGGCTGAGACATTGAAGATGCTTCAAGCGAGACAACAAACAGGACACATACAAGAAATAAATGAGGCTGCTTTAGGAGAAGATTACGTTCCACTCGTAGACCTCGGTGTAGATCCAAACAATCAACCAGCACCAGAAAAAGTAACTGATAGAATGGGATTGGGATGAAGATAATAAGTCTGCAATATCTGGAAGAAAACTTCAATGAGATAGTTGATCGAACACAAGCTGGTGAGACTTTTCTGTTGGATACTCCAGATGGTCAGATAGCTTTGGTTCCTCATAAGGATATTTTAAAACCAGCAATTGATTCTGGGCAGGCTAAAGATATAGAACACATGTGGAATCATGATGATGGTGCTTGACTTAACAATATTATTTGTGTATAATAAAGTATATACAATTTTATTATGATTGAAGTACTTGTACAGAATGATCCATACAGGTATGTGAAGATGCCTGATCTACTTGAGAATGGTCAACCAGACTATCGTATTCAAAAGTGGAACAATCACAATGGATACAAGGACATGTATCTCTGTGATAACTTTATGCAGTTGAAAACTGCTATAGATGACTTTGAGTATACAAAGTGGTTAGACCCAGCTGGAGTTCCATGTTACGTTAAGGATGATTGACGAACCATCAAACTATGAGAAGGCAAAAAACTTCTCTAAGACGGCCTATGAAATCCTCAAAGGATTTGTTTCTAACGGTAATTTAATAGTGCCACCAGAAATAAAAAAGGCGAGAATAGATATATGTAGAGAGTGTAATAGATTTGATGAGGACAGACACTTATGTAGAGAGTGTGGTTGTTTTCTAGTCAACAAAGTTAAGTTTACTGCCTCTCATTGCCCTTTAAAATACTGGTGACTAAATGGATCAACCCAATTTTGAAATAGAAGATTTTATAGGTGTCTTTCCTGATGCCGTCAATCCTAAATTTTGTGACTATCTTGTAGATTATATTGACCAATCTTCACATGTCATGGGTGGTAGAAACTACACTCATGTAAAAGACAAACAAATTTGCTTAGATGCCTTTTCGCCTGGTGAGTCAAAAAATCTAATGGAGTTTGTGAATGGATGTTTATACTATTATATAAATGAAATATCATATCTAACTAATTTTAATTTTGTAAGTGCGGTTGTTCTTTTACAAAAGACAGAACCAACTCAGGGTTATCATATGTTTCATGGTGAAAATCTTAATTGGAATCTACAACATAGAACTATGGCTTGGATGGTATATCTTAATGACGTACCAGAGGGAGGAGAAACAGAATTTTTATATCAAAAACGTAAACTAAAACCAGAGAAAGGAACTGTTGTTATATGGCCTGGTAGTTTTACTCATTTACATAGGGGTAATCCTCCTATGAGTGATAAGTATATTGCTACTGGTTGGTATCAAGGATCTATTGGATTGTCTCAAGTAAATACAGCAGGCATCAATGATAGACAGTACATGGAAAGTTTACAGAGCGAATGAAGGTATTAGTCACAGGACATAAAGGCTTCATTGGCAGTCATGTCTTTGATTTTCTCAGTGAAATATTTGATGTTGATGGACTAGACAGACCAGATGACATAGAAAACTTTGTAGATGTTGGGTGTGCAGACTATGATCTTATAGTTCATCTAGCAGCCTATGCCGCACTCAGAGATAGTGTAGATAATCCTGATAAATTCTGGGAGAACAACGTTGAAAAATCTAAACCCATCTTTGATTATTGTAGAAAGTATAATACTAGGTTGTTGTATGCAAGTTCTGCTGGTGCATATAGTTGGTGGCAGAATCCCTATGCCATAACAAAAAAGGTAAATGAGATACAGGCTCCACCTAACAGTGTGGGTATGAGGTTCTTCAATGTATGGGCAGAGGAAGGAAGTAGAGATGATATGTTATATGAAATGTTGAAACAAGGAACTGCAAAATATATTACAAGACATAAGAGAGATTGGGTTCATGTACTAGATGTTGTCAGAGCAATTGCAACTTTGATTCCTAGTAGTTTTACAGGAACAATAGATGTGGGAACAGGACAGATGACTTCCGTGATAGATCTGGCTAATGCCATGGGTATGGGTCATCTTCCTATCAAGGAGGACACACCTAATGAACCTGATGAACTGTGTGCCAATGTAGAACCTCTCATGGAACTTGGTTGGTTTCCAACCGTAAACATTTTAGATACGGTCATTGCGAAAACGGTCAGTGTGTGATACACTAAATAAGGTGAAGTTTATTTTAAACTTGTATGAATAAGAAAACAGCACTAGTATTGGGT